GCACTTAAAGCTGTTCCGTCTACATATTGAAGGGTGGTTAAAGGAAGATTTCCTTTACTGTTTTCTACTGCTCCTATTTCAGTTTCTTCAGTCGAACCAAGTCTCACATTCAAAGCATCAACGTATTCTCCGTTTGGAACAAGCCTTTCATCAAGGCTTTTGTTCATACGCCCTCTTATAAAATTTCTTTGAATGTTCGCCATTTTATTTTATCCACTTATTCTCACCCCTAAGATTCATAAGTAATCTGCTAGGGTGAATATTACTTAGTCTTATTTTCGCATTTCTTAGTAATGCTTGTTTATCTTTTTTTGCTCTATTCACTACATATTCTTGTACGCCAAGCCTGTTATTTAAAATAACATACTTTATGTAAGCGTATATATATTCCTCAAATAATTTATTGACGCTTATCTGAGACACATCTCCATTCTCCATACCATCGGATATATATTGTAAAACACATTGCTGATTAACCATCGTAGAGTCAAAATTTATTACCCCCGCCTTTTTATCTATAGTAAAAGTTGGGTTAAAATTGGCTGTCTCTGTATTTAACCCGTAACGAGCTCCGATTCTATATAAATCATTATTGCAATTTATACACTCCGGGTCTACTGTTTGGTCGTTTAATTTATTTAAGTAAATAGTCTGTAAAGCCCCATCTTCTCTTTTAGTGTCCAAATCAGAATCTATTACGGTAGCATTGTTGTCTCCATCATACGTAAAAGTAGCCGCAGCGCTTTGAAGGTAAGAAACAGCAGACTGAACCTGAATGTTTTCTGTTAACTCTCTAAGCCAATTATCTTTTAGAAGATATAATTTCACCCAATTCACATAATCTGAAGGCAAAACAAACCTTAGGTCGTCATAGATTTTGAGCTCTAATGCTTTGATTTCTTTAAAGGCATCATAGTTTAATTCTTGGATTCCCCTTTTAGCGTGAAATAAAAGTTGATATCTATTAAGGTTATTAATAAGTTCGTGGTTTCCCTCATACATCAACTGAAAGTTTCTTACAATATCTTCTAAGCTAACATATTGATAAGACCCCCAATTTGCATCCGTGGGATTAACACCATCGTTTGTATAATATTTTTTTTGATTTATATATGCCATAATTAAATGTTAGTTTGATTTTGTTGTTGCTCTTGTACTTGTCCAAACTGAAATACATCAGCTTCTCTTATTGATACCCCTGCGTATTGCAGTATCTTTGCTACTAAATTATTTACATCATCTATAGGTAATTCAAAATCTTGAAAATCAGCTTGAGACTGGTCAAACAAAGGCTCTCCTCCATATAGAGTTACATAAGTCCATTTAGGGTCTTTAGGATATCTAATATATTGTGACTGCACATCATTTACCCCGTTAAATGTATTAGGAAAAACAGTAATCGCATTCGCCTCTTGGGTATATGCTGGATATACAGTTGATGGAGCGGTAAGTAATGAGCTGTTAAGCAATGTTATTTTGCTATGAGACACCTTTTCTGCTTCTCCTTTTAGCACTCCCCCTGAAAAACATAAAACTTTATTTAATAAATAATAATCAGAACCCGTAGTGGATGCAGACGGTAGAAAATAAACATTTTGGGTTTGTTGCGTTAGAAAAGAAGTAATAGAAAAAATGTCAATTACCTCTTCATATCCTTTTTTAATATCAGCGTATCCTGTTCCTGATAATCTTGCGTTTTCCTCATTAATCTGCTGATTATATCTTATAAAATATTCATCAAATATATCTAGCTGCGCTTGCTTTGCAAATAAGTTAAAATCACTAGGGGATATATACCCATAGTTATTCTTATTAATTATAGAAAGGACAGTGTTTCTAACTGAATTTATCATCGTGAATTATTTTATACAAAGATAGGTAAAATAAAAAAGCACCCTGAATTAGGGCGCTTTTCTGTCGATAGTAAAGGAAGGATTATACTGTTATGCAATAGCAATTCCACTCACAGCATAAGGTAGGTTGTCTACATCATACGCTGGGTTTGTCCATGAAGTTGTTAAGGCAGCAACGACTGCATCTTCTATTGTATCTCTTTGTGTTTCATCTCCCGCTCCTGCTGTTGCGTGAGTAATAGTAGTTACTTGACCACCACTGTAAGTAATTGTTACTGTAGTAGTAGTAGCTTGCTCTATTAATGCGATATTATTAATAGCGACCAATTGGTATTGTTCGCTAGTTACTGGTATATTTAAAAATTTTGTCATTATAAAAAAATTAATGGGTTAAACAAGCTACAAAGTTACGCATTTTTTGCTAATGATTTTAAGTGTTTATACACCTCCACACCGTCGTCACTCTGGAAGTAAGAAGCCATTATATATAGCGGGTCTTCTCCATAGGGAATGTTACACATTTTTTTCTTATTAGAGGGGGTGTTAAACCACACTTCTTTCTTATCGTTTCTGAGCTGAACTAAACTTTTATCTACAAAGCTTTGTATTGTAGCGTTGAGTTTTAATGAAGGGTCTTGTAACAATTTTAAAAATCCTTTAGGATTCTCTTTTGCAAATATCAAAATATCTCTTCTTAATTCAGAGGTAGTTACCCTCGAGACATCTCTTTTGAATAACACTCTTCCCATGTTTTCAACTTGTTCAACTTCGAGCTGTCTTGCCTCTATTAAAGCATCCACCTCTAGGTTTAAGTCTTCCACCACTTCCGCCGCTTCTTTAGCCTTATTTATTTCTACAAAAATTCTGCCGTTACCTGGATGTAACGCTAAAAATTGCTGTAGGACTTGATTGTTTTTGCGGACATAAAGAAACCCATCTTCAAAAACTATAGGTTCTAAAATTGCATTATCGTCCTGCTCGTCCTGAAAAGGAGAGTTTTGGTTTCTTGCGTATCTAAGAGGTCTATTAAGCCCTGTCTTTTCATCAAAATGAAGAAGAGGAAACCGGTTAGTGTGCCTTGACGCTAATATTAAAGATAAAGGCGCTGTGTCTCTAGTAAGTTTATATGCTTTGTCTACATATTTAGGAGTAGACTTTTTTGGTTGAGGCTGAGTTTTTTTCTTTTTTTTAACCGCCTCTTTCTGTTCCTGTGTAGGAATATCTTTTTCTTTTTCCATTGTTATTTAATTTAATTTAATTTAAAATTTAAAAATAGGGGCACATCACTGCACCCCTATTGATTTAAGTATTAATCTTGAAATATAAAGAAGTTGTTTGCACCTAATGTACATACAGCTCTTTCACTCAAGAAGTTTACTTGCATGTTATCAATGTCACTTGTTGCAGCACCACCAGCAGAGCCAGTAATCCACGTTTTGTAACGTCTGTCTTCAGTTTCTGAAGCTCTATATCTAACATGTAAGAAAGGTCTTTTAGCATTTTTACCAAGAATTTGGTCATAAACACTTGTAGAACCAGCTGGAACTAATAGTCCATTGATTTTACCAGAACCTGCGGCTGATGGTAAACCACCTCTCATTGTAGGGTCGTTTAAGTATTTCCAATCAGTTTTATAGAAGTCATAACCTCTTCTAAATCCAGAGAATCCTAGATTTAAAGCCATTTCTTCGTCATTATCAAATAGACCGTAAGAAGTACCGCCCGCTCCGTAAGAGTTTTGAGCAGCTAACATATCGTCTATATCAAAAATGAATTGTCTGTTTGCGAAAATTACATTCTCTTCAATAGCTCCTTGTTTGTCTAATCTACTAATAATTGAGTCAAAATCTGCTAGGGTAGTTGGATTACCACCATCCCAGATATTTCCTCTGTTTGTAACCGTATAGAAGATTCCATCAGAACCAGCACCTGGGTCTGCTGCCCCACCAGCGCTACCTAAAATAGCAGCTGCACCTGAGTTTTGCTCAGCTGGCACAGCTTCAATCATTGCTGTTTCTAAATAATCATCAAATCTAAGTCTTGTTTCGTGCTCAGATTTTAAGTACCAAAGGTATCCTGTTGCACCATCTTCTGTAGTAACTTCTACCCATCCAATTTGTGCCATATCAGAACCAGATACTGTGTAAGTATCTTTAATAATGATTGGCTTGTTGTCAAAGATGAAGTCATTAGCCTCTAATGAGCCTACCATACCTGCTGTTCCTTTTCGAAATTCTGAACCGTAAATGAATACTGTAACATCAGCATTTCCTACACCAGTTCCTGCGGTAACTAACCCACCTGCTTCGTAAAAGTCAGCTGTGAACTGTCCTCTAGCACCAGCGGTATTGTCTACTGCGCTTACTACTGCTTTGTTAACCCCTGAGCCGTCATTTTGAACAACAACAATTGTTTGTCCAACCCTGATAACCTGCTCAGAAGTTGTTGGGTCTAATACATCATTTACTTGAAAATCTGCTTGGTCAGCTGCTGCTGAAGCACCTGTTCCCACACTTGTATATTTTGTGTGTAATCTACCTTGCTCTGCCCATTTAATAAGGTCAGAGTTTGTAGGCATCTCTGCTCCTACCATTCTAAGGAAAGAGGAGATAGTTCTATTACCATATCTTTCAAATTCTTTTTCATAAGTGTCAGGTAAATACTGATTTAAGAAATCGAAATTGACAATATAGTTTTCTGCGGTTGGAGTTCTTTCTGAACTCGGCGTCAACGCATATGTTGGTGACGCACTTACTTGTCCTGCCATGATTTATTGTATTTTTTAAAATTTATTACGTTTTTTTTATACTCTTTATTCTCAGTCCTCGGCTTGATGGCTGAGAAACTGATTTAACTTGAAATCCTGATTTTACAGAAACCTCTGGAGCATTACGTTCTGTCATATTGACGTTTTTAGTTTTACGTATTACTTCATCTGTTGCCTGGGATTTACCTTGTTCATAAAAAAACTTAGCAAATTTTTCAGGATTCATTGCGAGAGCTAAAGCTTTATGATAACCTTCTGCGTCTTTAATAAAACCTCTGCTATCCAAATATTTATTAATTAAATTTAATGGAGTAGCATTGTCTTTCTTTATTTCCGCAACCGTACCTGGAGAATACACTATTTCTTCTTCCCCTATATTGAATTTAAAACCTTTAAATTCGGGCGTCAATAGTTCGTCACTTTTTTTAATAAACCATTCACGTTTCTGAGCAGCGTTTTCCTCTTGAGATTTAGCATTCTCTAAATATTGCCTATACTCTATTATCTCTTCATTAGCAGTGGCAGAACTTTCCCTTGACTCAAGGGGCTGTTTGTATAGTTCCTGCTGTTGTTTAAGAAACTTTTTAGCTTTAGCAATTTCTTTCTTCTTTGCTAGTTTTATTTTTTTAATCTCAGCTGGTTCATGTACTTCTTCATCAAAAGTAAAATCATCCATCATCGAGTCAATATCTTCAGGGTCTAATCCCTCTTCAGTTATTGTTAAATACTCTTTTAGCAAAGCGTCAGGGCTTAAATCAGAATAATCTTTCTGCAATTTTGCATAATCACTTATTCCTCTCCCTGTTTCTTTTTTATACTTTAAGTAGGTAGCCACGTCTTCGGGGAGTTTTTCTCCCTCTTCACGTGCGCTAATTAATTCATCTATAGAATTAATTTCCTTGCCGTATCGTTGTCCAATATATGAAAGAACATCATTTTCTTCAATCTCCTTTAATTCTGGAGGTTGTTCTTCTTTTATTTCTTCGGTTGGGGCTTCTACTTCACCCTCCTTAACATCTTCCTCCTCTTTTTTATCAGCCTCTAGGCTCTCTGTGACCTCTACTTGAGCAGGTTGACTAGCGCTCTCGACACTTTTTTCCTCCTCTTGTTGTACGGGAGCATCTTGCTCCTGTTTTTGCTCATGCTTATCTAGCAGTTCTTGCTCTATTTCTTGACTCGACTTTTCTTCAGCCGTGACTTCTCTTACTTTTATATCCATTTGATTTAATTTAATTTAATTTAATTGCAAAGTTAGTGAAAATTTAAACACACTATCGAGGCTCAAATTCAGCTAGGTCGAACCCGTCTAACGAGTCTTCATTTGACTCAAAGTTTTTAGGGGGTAAATTGTTTTTCCTCTGATTTATCAGCTCGGATTGCTGAGTATTTTGTTGGCTTATTCTGTCGCTTTTAGCTTTTTCTTTTTCATCTTCACGCCCCGAAATTTGTGCTTGTGTTAGCCCTTGAAGTTGAAGATTATATTGGAACTCTTGCTCCATAAGCTGAGATTTTAACTGAGCTTCGGTTTTTTGTTTTTCTATTTCAAAAGCAATATCGGCTTGTCTATATTGCATTTTAGCCTGAGTTTCCATTTCAAGTGTTTGAGCAGCTACTTGAGCGGCCATTTGTTGTGATTGTAATTGCTGTTGAGCAACCATAGCTTGTTTTTGTAATTCCCTCTTTTCATCTGCCTCTTCTTTTGCTTTACGTTTTACTTTTAATAATTGATTAGCAAGCTTTAAATTTTTAATCTCTCTAATATCAATGGCGTCTTCTAAATTAATATCTTGTTTAGAAAGAGCCATTTGAATGTTTTGCTCTAACATGGCTTTTTGTTCTTCATCAGGAGAAAGTTCTATAAAGATTCCAAAGTCATATATATATAACTCTGCAATATCTCCTAATATACTTACATTATATTTCCCTATTTTATTTATAAAATCCTCTTTAAAATCCGAATACTCTAAAATATCTGCTACCCTATAAGTTAGCGCTTCGGCTAACGTACGATATATGTAAAGACTTCCATCTAATATATGGCGGGTAGCAGTATTAGAGCTTAATGCAGCTAGCTTTTGAACTCCAACTAAAGCGTCTGAATTTGCTATCGTTCCGTCTCTCGCTTCATTTAAACCTGTTACGGCCCTTATCATATCTAAGTAGTGGTTGAGGTTAGCGATTAGCATTTGTGTCTTAGAAGCTCCTGAATTGCTTGTGAGCTGTTGTATAGGAACTTTACCTTGGTTATAATCTCCTTCTTGTGTATAACTTCTACCAATTACACTACCAGTTTGGAAATATAATCTTAATGCGTCCTCAGGATTATAAGCTGCCCCTGTTCCTAAATCAACTTCGTTTAAACCATCTGCATCAATATATACTCCATCTGGAACTGTTCTAGCTATTACTTGTTGAAGTTTTAAGTGTGTCATCTGAATTAAATCTGCGTAAGGTATCATTCTTCGAACCAGAGATTCAATTACACCTTTATACATTCTTGGAGCAACAGCTACGTAGTTTGGAATAGCATGCTGCGAAGCGGACTTCGGTCTTACCATATTTTGGGCAAGTTCCCATTTTAATACAATGTTAGTGCCCATTACCATAACCCCATCATACCAAACATCAATTGTTTTTTCTATTTTTTCAAAATTCCCCTCTTCCATCATTTCATCTGGAGGATTGAACCCATCATCCTTTTCTATCATCCTCATATTCCCATTATCTAAAATCTTTTTCTTGTAAACTATTTTTTTTGTAGTCTTATAATTAAAATACATTAACGTACAAGTGTCTCTATAAAAGATGTCATTCTCATAAAACTGAGCAACATTAAAATAGTTAAACCATGTTTGGCTGTATTTGGATATTTTATCTAAATCTTCTTTTGTAAGGGTGGGGTCTATTTTAAGTAACTCCGCTATAGGAACTGTTTTGATTTCCCCCCAATAAAAACAATCTTTAAAGTGC